GACTGTGGAATAAGACCGAGACCTCCCAGTTCAAACGGAAGGAATCGTTGAAGAGCGCGCTCTTTCACATTGTACAAATTGTGCAGTGCGAAGCGTGCTAGTCGGTACAACCGCCCATGGGAAATACGATACCTCTGCTTACAGAGATACCGCCCCGCGGAAAGTACCAGAGGGGATTGCGAGAGACGTGGTCCACGTGTCTCACTAATCCCCGCATCCCCCCATCGATCAAAGCCCTTAAGTAGTGCTTTGATGGATACGAACTGGACAGCTATACATAGCCCTTCAGGTCGGAGGATGTAGGCCTTCTCACAAAAGACCCCCCGAAGAGACTTCTGCGACAGTTGCGATACGCGACATGCCGGAGAAATAAGTGTCTTCAACGGGTTCGGAACCATACCGGTGAACCTCTTTAAAAGGAGTTCATAATCCCGGATTAGTTTCTCGGTCCAAAGTGCAATCAAGTCATCCCCTTTCAAGAAGAAAGAGGAATGGTGAGCACCAATCATTCTACAGAAGAGATAGTGCACCCATGACAAGATAGGCCAAGAGAGCGGTATACCCATTAGGGTACCCCTCACGATCTCCTTTCCCTGGATAGTTCCACAGGAGATGAGATCAACGGGTATAGAAGCCCACTCTGCTATCTTCCGAATTACGGCGAGACTTAAATAGTCAGTCGCCGACGAAAGATCTGCAGAGTAGACACGGACAACCGTGTTCTTTCCATATATGGCAGAGCCACATAGTGGAAGGAAGCCTTCTTCCCCACTTAAAGGTAATCCTATAGCAGGATACCTGCTAAGGAAGGTCAAGATACTCGACCTGTATGATTCTGAGACCAGAACCCGAATCGGGTCTGACTTCGAAACCACACGTACCTTATATCCAGATTCCAAAACCGGAACGGGACTCGATTCGAGCTCGTAAGGTTGTTTCAGCAAAGCGGAAACGGAGTCTGGACAGTCAGCCGGTGGGTCGGCGGCCAAGCGCTTAATCGTATCGATATAAGCTGCGGCCCTGCCTCCCTCACGAACGGTCTTGCCAATACAGGCAGATCGGGAAGTTAAATCAGGTGGATGAATCGTCCACTTGGGTACCTTCCGAGGAAGTCGAGAGAGTAACTTGTGAGTATCCTCGCAAGTAACCTCCTCAGAAAGGTCCATGACTGTAAGTCGTCGGACCATCTGCTCGACCGCCTCTTCGGCTAACTGACTTGACCCTTGTGGCAAAGCTCTTCCGAGGAAAGAGAACTGCAATGCAGAAAACTCTTCCCAGCGGAAGCCCGTTGGTTGAACAAGCCAACGGAACAAGGGAACCTGGGTCTTTAGATTACTAACGATCCATGAATACCGGGCCATATGGCAAGCGTTCTTTACTGCACCATAGAATGTTGCAGGATCACGAATTTCCATACGGTACATCACATTCACAGCACGCGACACGCGACTGAGAATACGGTGATGTTTAGCCGAAGCTCCACGAATCCAGGATGCGCCACACGCATAGCATGTGGTAATCCAGGCCTCCAGGAAGGCCCTGAAGGTGCCCGAAAACTTACGGGTACCTCCGACTCTCTTTTGGACAGTTTGCAGATAATCGACAAACCGTTTAACCCCTAAGAGAGGATGCGTCGGAGGAAGGTCGAATCGACCAGTCTCCCACGATGGCAACTTAAAGGAACGACGTACGGATAAATCCGTAGCCAATCGTCGATCCCAGTGTACCTTACGGTAACACTGCTTAGGCGGACATTCGTCTGCCAGGGAATCTTTTCCCGGGTCAATGTTTGAGCATAGCT